TGACTCATAATACCTCTATATCATTATTCATTCTATGATTTCAACCCATAACCTTGAGCAACATAATCAAATGTGCGATTAATACCACTCCCTGATGAATTTGTAAATGCAATAGAAAAACCTGTCGCACTTTTAGAACTAATTGTGTAAGTGTCGCCTGTTGCCATATTTTGAGCAGATATACCAACTGCTGGACTTGCATAAAAACTGTTAGTGTAAGTTATTGCTTTCGTTCCTGTGGTACTTGCAATATCTTCGCCTGATTCAGTTCTTTTTTCCATATCAACACTAATTGTTATGCCACTTACAAATCCTCTAACTTTATTATTTTTGTTTGCCATTCGCAATCTGAATTTAAAATATCTTCCTTTGTAAGTTGTTGAGGCATTTAAAGCATAAAAAGTAGTAGCATCTCCTAAACTAGAAGTAGAACTAGCCACTTGTAAACTTTGTGTAGCATTAGTTGGGTCATTACCATCAAAAGGTGCTGGTGCATCATCAAAATTTGTGTACCCTCGTCCTGAATCAAATAAATCGTATGGGTCTTCAATTTGGTCAATGGTTAAATTTTTTGTAAATGATACATCATAAGTTCCACTTAATGATAAAGAAGAATTTAAAGTATAAAAACCCTCATTGTCAATATTTGCTGTATAATAATTAGGATTAGATGTTGAATCAGTTCCGCCTAAATCAAAATCTCCGCTTGCACTATCAAAGTTTCCAACAGTAGAATCAAAATCAGTTATCGTATCAAGCACAATAGAATTTGTGCCTGATGAATCAGTTAAAGCAACATCACCATCATAAGTCCCTAAAGTTAAATCTTCTGTTAGTGTAGAAACATTTTTATATGCTTGTAAGCTAGAAATATTAGAATAAATTATTGTTTCATTATTTGATTCGTTTCCTAATTTATCAACTGCTTTAATTAAAAAAGCACCTGTTTTAGCATTAGTTGTTTTTGTTGTTCCAGAGGAACGAGGAACTTGAAGCCAATTATTAGACTTATTCCATTGTGCTGAACTTGTTACATTTTGGTATCGTATTTCATAAAAAGCAACATCTAAATCTGAAACTGCGTCCCAATTTAATTGCATTTGGTTTGAGCCTTGCATATTAACTGAAAAATTTTCTACATCACTTGGTGGCTCAGTTGCACCAACAATTAATCTATTTGCAGAGGTATAAGTTGAACTTACCCCTAAAGCATTAATGGCTTTAATCCTAACATTATAAGTTTTGTTATCTATAACATTTAACATTTCATAATTAAGCTGTGTTCCTTTTGCTATAATTTTATAATCTGTTTCTGTGCTAAGTTTTGCTTCTACTTGGTAATATTGAACGAACTTATCTGTACTTGCACCTACAACAATATTTAATCTAGTTAAAACTGTTCCCTCATTATATTCAATTAATTCATCTGTTAATGTGACACTTGCTGGGGCAACAACACTAAAAGGATTTGGCAAATTAGTATCAGGAATAGTTGAAGCTACTGTTTGTGTTCCAAAACTATAATATGAATCTTGATGTTCTGATAAAGTTAAAGAAGTTGTCATATCATTGTTAATAACCATACCTTGAACTCTAAATGCTTTAGCAGAAAAACTTGGTGTAGCATGAGTTATATTTACAATATCGCCTATTGCTAATTCCATAGCATTACCATCAGCTTTTAAACTAACATCTAAACTTGATCTTGATCTTCTTAAAATTATCTCTGCCATTTCTCTAGCTTGATATGGATTTGTTATTGTAGGAAAATCAAATCTTCCCTCTAATAAAATTCCACCATCAGCAGTTTTCATATTGGCGTGTTGGTCAGCACTTGCCTCAGCAGAATCATCAATAGGTGGATATTGTACTTCATCTGATTGATAATTTTTATCAGGATTAATAAAAGCTACTAATACTCTATTAAATCGTGAGTTTTTATTTTTAGAAGATACTTGAATCCCACCTATAATATTATCTTCTGTTAAAGTTATGGAAGCACTACCTGTAGTTTCAACTAATATTTTATATAATCCTGTCGTATAATTTAACAAACCTCTACACCCTGTTAAAAAATGTTTTACATTTTGTATTGCTTTTTTAGATGTATCTACAACTGCATGACTATCCATTAAATCAATTTGACTTGCACCAGAATAAGGAGTTATATTTGCATCACAAACATCACCAGCAGTTTGCCAATCAGCAAAATTCGTATCAAAATAACTATTAGCAATACCCATACCGAAACGAGTATTGCGTAAATAATCTAATAATTGATAAACAGGATTATCTGAATATTCCCATGTTGAACTTGTATCTGCTCTATGAGAGCCAGAGCCACCTGTTAATGTTCCATCTAAATTTGGGTTATAAATTTTTCTACCTTTTACTAAAGCATGAACTTGTGGAATGCCACCAAAGGCATCACTATTCCATTTGAATTTTAATGCCAAATAAGCCAACCCTCTTAATCTATGATTGCTAGTCCAAGAAGTTAAACCACCAACTAATGTGTCGTAAGTTTGATCGTCAGCACCATAATGAGGTCTAACTGTTATTAAACTAGCACTATCTTTATAATAATTTGAATCACCACTACCTACTGTTCTTTCTGTATTATCTGCTAAATCACCAGACCAAGTGACAATATTATCATTAATATAAATACTTGTTATATCGTCTATTTCGCCCTCGCTTAATACTAAAATCATATATAAATATTCATTATCTGTACCTGATGTTTCTAAAAAAACTAAATTACCACCTACTTTTCTTGTTCCATAAATTATCGGTATGCCACTATTAGAAGATTTTTTATTTAATAATATTCCTTTGGCTGTATTATCTAGTTCGCCAAAATCTGGTATTTCTGGAATTGGAACTAACCAAGAAATAACACTTTCAACAACATCAACAACGACATCTATAATATCATTTATAATATCAAGTACATCTTCAAAAGGATTCCAACCACACATTTATTTTAATCTCCAATTAGCACCCATATTTTCAAAACCTAATTTTTCAAAAAGTTTATCTGCTTGTAATTTTGAAGTAATAGAAAGTAATATAGGATTATTATCTGATACTTGTTTAACACTTTCTAATAACTGATTCATTAATTTAAAATTTCTAAATTCAGGTACTACATAAATTAAGTGAATAATCATTGTTTCTTGTAAACACCACCAATATGTAGATTTTGTAAACATACATATTCCTATTAATTTATTTGTATCTAAATTTTTTACACAAACTATCTTTCCTCGTTTTAAAATATTATTTAAAAAATTTCTTACTTTATCTTTTTCTATATCAGGATAATTGCAATCTATTAAATCATCTTTAAACTTTTGTAATAAATCTAAAATTTCTTCTTTGTCTTTTTTGTCAGCTTGATAAAAATTACAACTTGTCATGATTTCCCCCATCTTATATCTAAAATATTTAAAGCGGCAAACTCCATACCTTTATCGCCACTAAAAAATCTTTGTTGTGAATTATCTGATGTTGTTCTTCCACTTTCTTTATCAAAAGTTGCCCAATGTGAAGTTATATTTAAAACTACATTTGCAGTATCAGTTGTATCTACAATTTTATATTCATCTATTGTTCCAAAAAATATTAAAAAAGGATCAGATATTAAAGCATTAGAACTATCTAATAATCCTCTATAAATTTTTACTTCTTTTCCAATAACATTTTCATTCAAAATAACAGCAGTATATGTTTGATCTACTCCTGATAATTGTATTGATAAAGAATTTTTTGTTGGTTGATTAGTTTCAGTTATTCCTGTTATTGATCGTAAATGACCAGAAGCAGTATAGGTAACTGAACTTCCAGATATACTTGAAGTTAAAGGAAAACCACAATTCGTTAAATAAATGGGAGTAGCAAAGCCTAAATGAACTAAATAAACAGGACTTATATTTCCTGTTGCTAATTCTGTTTTAACATTAGCTGATAAACCTCTTGCCATTATATTGCCTCAATAACATCAAACTCATAATTAAATAAAAGATTACCAGAACTATCTATTGCTCCTGTTTCAAATTCTTGAACATCAGAAGTCATGTGAACAGTAAAAGGAATTGAATCGTATGTGACTGAACTATCATTTGATAAAGCAGTTGTTAATGGTGGCTCTATTGTTACAGTACAAGCATTACTACTAGAAGTTGCATCAGCAACAACCATATAAACTTTTGAATGAGCAAATTTTAAAAAATCACCAGCTTTTAATCTTCCAGCACCATCACTAGCAAAACCATCAATAGCAATAGTTGTATCAGCAACAGAATGAGAACCATTAACTAATAATGTTCCTGATTCATTTCCTAAAGCATTTAAATAACTTGGGAAAGTGACTGTAAAACTTTCTTTTTGTGATCGTTGTTTAATCATAAAAGCCATAGTTGGAGCAAAATCTGCTCTCGTCATAGGTGGATATTTAATTGTAAAAGACCATCTTTGACCTTGAACTTGTCGTCTAAAGGTTTTTCCACTATCAGTTTCACTTATTAAAGTCTTTTGATTACTCTTAATATTAATAGCTGTAAAATCTGTATTAGGTAATGCACCACTCATATAATTGCCGCCCTTCCTTTTTCATTTACAGCACTATTAATCATATTTACGATTACACCTCTACTATTAACTAATAATTCATTAAACCCTCTAGCATCAACTGTTTTTCATCCTT